CAGTAGAACCATCCGAATCCCCTGTGATGTCAGGCGGTGAACCTGGTTTACATGGTATTCAAGGTATAGGAGATGGTAGTAAATTTTTAGTAGATTTAAAAGACATAAATCGCATTGAAACAGTTTCAACAGAGGAAGCTATAGAAAAGTCTAAATCATTAGCAAAACAATATGGTTTATTTGTTGGTTTTTCTGCAGCTGCTAATTTCTTAGTTGCTGAAAACTTAATTAGTGAAGGGTATGCTAAAAATATAGTTACTATCCTCTGTGATAGAGGAGAAAGATATTTTAGTTGTTTGTAAAGGCCCGCTGGTAAAATTTGGATTCCCTGACCTAAGGTATTATATTTACCCAAAATTAAAAGGTCATGAATCTAGATGAAATTAGAAAGCGCATGGACCGCTTGCAAAATAAGTCCAATGGAAAATCCAGTAGTGATTTTAAAAAGAATTTTTGGAAACCACCAAGTGGTGAAAAATCTGTAATACGTATTGTACCCTACAAGCATAATAAGGATGTTCCTTTTACGGAACTATACTTCTATTTTGGTATAGATAAACCTAGAATGTTAGCTTTATCAAACTTTGATGAGTCTGATCCTATTTTAGAGTTTGCTTCTCAACTCCGTAAGACTAACGATCCGGATAATATTGCTCTTGCTAAGAAATTATTCCCTAAGATGCGTATTTTAGCCCCTGTATTAGTACGTGGTGAGGAAGATAAAGGTGTTCGTTTTTGGGAATTTGGAAAAATGGTGTATCAAGAACTTTTAGGAGTTATGATGGATGAAGATTATGGAGATATTACTGACATAGCAGCTGGAAGAGATATAACAGTTGAAGTTATTCCTTCAAGCGAAACAGGTAAAATGTATGACACTACTACAGTTCGTGTTAAGCCCGTTCAATCTCCCCTTACTAAGAAGGGTGAAGACGCAGAAGAATATCTTGAAAATCAGAAAAACGCAGTAGAATTATTTAATAAATACTCATTTGATGAAATGAAAGCCTCTCTTCAAAAGTATTTATCCCCATCTGAGGAAAAGGAAACTGTAGAAGCAACTGAACCTGAAAAAGGCAAAGTAGACTTAGATTCTAAAATAGACGATTTATTCAGTTAATATGGCTAGAAAATCCAACAAACCAACCCCTAAGGGAGAAAGCCTTACTGAAGAATTAGCAGTATCGCTAAATAAAAAATTCAAGAAAGAATACAACCAAGTTGCATACTTCCTTAATGGGGGAGAAGAATCGCCAACAGATGTTACGTCGTGGGTATCTACGGGATGCACACCTCTGGATCTAGCGATTTCTAACAGACCAAATGGGGGTTTGCCTGTTAGTAAAATTGTTGAGATTACGGGTCTAGAGCAAAGCGGTAAATCCCTCCTTGCAGCCCACGTTATAGCTTCTACACAAAAGCAAGACGGTGTAGCAATTTATATTGATACAGAGTCATCACTTGATGCTCAATTTTTAACCGCCATAGGAGTTGATGTTGATAAAATGCTTTATATCCCCCTTGATACAATTGAGGATGTATTTGAAGCAATGGAAGACATCATCATTAAAATTCGCGAAAAAAATAAAGATAAATTAGTTACGATTGTTGTTGATAGTGTAGCCGCCGCCACTACTAAGATTGAATCTGCTGCTGATTATGATAAAGATGGATATGCAACTGCAAAAGCCATTATTATGTCAAAATCAATGCGTAAGATTACTAACTTAATAGGTAAGCAAAAAATCCTATGTGTATTCACAAACCAGTTACGTCAAAAACTAAATGCTATGCCATTTGGTGATCAATACACAACATCAGGAGGTAAAGCTTTACAATTCCATGCTTCAGTTCGTTTACGACTTAAAGGAGTAGGTAAAATTAAAGAAAAAGTTAATGGAGTTGATACGGTAGTTGGCCAAGAAGTAGAATGTGTAGTTGTAAAAAATCGCCTAGGCCCCCCTAACCGAAAAGTACGTTATAGTATATTTTATGACTCGGGGATTGATGATGTTTTTGGTACTTTAAAACTACTTAAAGAGTATGGTGTTGTAAAACAAGGAGGAGCGTGGTATAAGTATACTACTGCTGATGGTGAAACTCATCAATTTTTAGCTAAAGAATTTGGCGATTTATTAGAAAGCCACCCAACAGCTAAGGAAGAATTGTATAAAGCTCTTTGTGATAAATACATTATGAAGTATCGTCATGAAAAGGAAGATAATCTAGATCGTGATCCTGACGAAACTATAGTAGAGAATGAATAAATTTGAAGATATTTTAAACAATATAACCCCAGAAGAGAAGCACCCTAATGATAGGGTGCTTCTTATTGATGGGTTAAATATATTTCTAAGGGCATTTGCTGTGAATGGCTCTTTAAATGAGAAAGGTGTACCCGTGGGTGGTATTACTGGTTTTTTAAAATCATTAGCATTTGCTATTCGAGAAATGGAACCTACTAGAGTCATTATAGTTTATGATGGTGCAGGTGGTAGTAAAAGAAGAAGAAAAATTAAATCCGATTATAAATCTAACCGTACTCCTAAACGTGTTACTAAATTTGATGCTTTTAATTCTTTAGAAGAGGAAAAAGAAGCAATGAAAATCCAATTTAGGAGATTACTTAGTTATTTAGAATTACTCCCTGTTGATGTATATGGTATAGATAATGTAGAAGCAGATGATGTTATTGCTTATCTATCACAGAATATATTTAAAAGTGAGGTTATTATTATGTCTGCTGATCAAGATTTTTTACAACTTGTAAATGATAGAATAGTAGTTTGGTCACCTAATAAACGTAAGTACTACACTAAGGAACAAATAATGGCAGAATATGGAGTTCCTGCTCACAACTTTTTAATATATAAATGTTTATTAGGAGATAAATCTGATAATCTTGAAGGTATTAGAGGATTAGGGGCTAAAAAAATGACTAAAGTAATACCTGAAATCACTGGTAAAGAAATGAATTTAGATTATCTCGTACATTACGCTACAACCCAAGACACTCTAATGCATAAGCGTATAGTAGAAAATAAATCTACTTTAGAGATTAATGAAAAAGTAATGTCTCTCAAAGACCCACTAATCTCAGGTAATATAAAAATGCAAATAAATGATTTATCTTCTCGCTCAATAAATTTGCTCCACCGAAATGATTTTGTTATGCTATATAATGAAGATTATATGGGAAATAACTTACAAAATCCTGATATTTGGTTAACTGAAAATTTCTTAAAATTAAATAATCTTGCAAAGATAACACATGAGTAAATTAGAACAATATGGGCATAGTTTTCAAATTAAAGTGATATCAACTTTAGTCAAGGATAAGGAATTCTTACAACAAGTTGCTGACATTGTATCTCCTGATTTTTTTGATAATGAAGCTAATAAATGGATTATAAGTAAGACCTTAGGATATTTTGATGAATTTAGAACTACTCCTACTATGGAAGTGTTTAAAGTAGAAGTAGAAAAAATTAAAAACGAAATTCAACAAGTAGCAGTAAAAGAACAATTAAAAGAAACTTTTCGCTCTACAAAGTCTCCCGATTTAGATTATGTAAAACAAACATTTTTAGATTTTTGTAGAAATCAAACATTAAAATCAGCCCTTCTTTCATCAGTTGACTTACTTGAAATTGGAAATTATGAAGATATAAGGAGACTTATTGATAATGCTCTTAAAGCAGGTATAGAAAAAAATCTTGGTCACGATTATATGGATGAAATTGAAGCTAGGTATCAAGAAGAAGCAAGAAATACAATCGAAACTCCCTGGAATGAAATTAATCAATTATTAGGTGGGGGACTTGGTACTGGTGACTTAGGATTACTTGTTGGTAATCCAGGTGGTGGTAAATCGTGGGCACTTGTTGCTTTAGGAGGACACGCAGTTAAACTTGGCTATACTGTTTTACATTATACTCTTGAGCTTTCTGACATGTATGTTGGTCAAAGATATGATGCTTTCTTCACAGAAATACCTGTAAACGAAATTAAAATTCATAAATCAACTGTTAAAGAAGAGTTAGGAAATATGAGAGGAAAATTGTATATTAAACAATATCCGGCGGGTAAAGCCAACGTAAATACAATTTTAGCGCATATAGATAAGTGTCGTGGCCAAGGCATTGAACCTGATCTTATTGTGTTAGATTACGCGGATCTTTTATATACTAGAAACGGAAAAGAAAAAAGAGATAAGTTGGATGATATTTATACTTCATTAAGAGGGATGGCCACTGAATTAAAAATCCCAGTATGGACAGCATCTCAAAGTAATAGATCAGCAGCTCGAGATAATATTATTCAGGGGGACCAAATTGCAGAAAGTTACTCTAAAATTATGATTTCAGATTTTGCTCTTTCGTTATCAAGAAAAACAGAAGATAAAGAAAATGGCACTGGAAGATTCCATGTTATGAAAAATAGATATGGGGCTGATGGCTTAACATTTAATGCACTTATGGATACATCTATAGGAAAAATCGATTTTACTAATCGTATAAATAATGAAGAGAACAGCAGTCCTGATGGAGCTGGTTTTACGGGAAATGAACGAAGAAACCTCCAAAGGGCTGCTGAGAATATTTTTAACTTTTAACAGTATATACTGTATTTATCGCTACAACAAATAAAAATTATAAATTAAAATGGCAAAGAAAGACCTGAAAACAGAACGAATTGTGTATAAGCCATTCGAATATCCTGAGGCATTTGATTATTGGTTAAAACAACAACAGGCACATTGGATTCATACTGAAGTACCAATGATGAGTGATATTAATGATTGGAAACAGAATTTAACAGAAACAGAAAAAAATATTATAGGTTCTATTTTAAAGGGATTTGCCCAAACTGAAACAGTAGTGAATGACTACTGGACAGGATTAGTAACAAAATGGTTTAGAAAACCAGAAATTATAGCAATGGCAACTACTTTTGGGGCTATGGAAACAATACATGCCGAAGCATACTCACTATTAAATGAAGAACTTGGACTGGACGACTTTAGCGAATTTCTCGAAGACGAGACTACAATGGCTAAGATTGAGAATCTTATGTCAGTTAGGGATAGTTTTAATAATGAAAAAGATTGGCACGAAATTGCCAAATCGCTTGCAATATTTTCTGCTTTTACAGAGGGAGTCAACTTATTTTCTTCCTTCGCCGTACTTCTCTCTTTCAAGATGCGAAATAAGCTTAAGGGAGTGGGACAGATTGTTGAGTGGAGCATTAGAGATGAATCGATGCACTCAGAAGCAGGATGCTGGCTCTTCAGAACACTCATCAAAGAAAACCCCGAATTAAATACCCCAGAACTTAAAACAGCAATAACTGAGGCTGCTTTACTTTCATTAAAGTTAGAAGTAGATTTTATAGAAAAAGTATATGAACTTGGAGATTTAGAGGGCTGTTCAAAAGAAGATTTAATTTCATTCATTAAACATAGAGTTAATACTAAAATGGGAGACCTAGGATATGATGGTGTAGTTAATGGGATTGACCCAAATGCACTTAAAAGAATGAAATGGTTTGATTCATTGTCCGCAGGTAAACAACACACAGACTTTTTTGCATCAAGAGTAACAAATTATTCAAAAGGCCACTTACAGTGGGATGAATCAATATTTTAAACATGGACGGAAATTTAATAGCAGATACTACCCAGTGGGTAAAAGGAAAGGATTATCCAGAATGGATGGATGAAGTTGGTGTGGCAACTATATCAAAGGGATATTTATTACCAGATGAAACACCAAAGAAAGCATATAGAAGGGTCGCGAAGGCAATCGCAGAACGTATTAATAGACCGGATCTGGAAAGTAAGTTCTTCAAATACATTTGGAATGGTTGGATTGGCCTTGCTTCTCCCGTGTTATCTAACACTGGGACCGATAGGGGTCTTCCCATCAGCTGTTTTGGTATTGATACACCTGATAGCATTAGGGGAATTGGATTAACTAATGCCGAATTAATGAAACTTACCGCCTTAGGAGGTGGAGTGGGGATTAGCACATCAAGAATTCGTCCTAGAGGAACAACAATCACAGGAAATGGCAAATCAGAAGGTGTAGTGCCTTGGTGTAAGATTTATGATTCTGCTATTATAGCAACTAATCAAGGTTCAGTTCGTAGAGGTGCTGCATCTGTAAATCTAGATATTAATCACCCGGACATTCATGAATTTATGCAAATTCGTAGACCAAAAGGTGATCCTAATAGACAATGTCTTAATTTACATCAATGTGTAGTTGTTGATGATGCATTTATGAGACGTTTGCAAGATAGAGATAGTGAAGCAATGTCACTTTGGCTCGACATCTTAAAAACAAGAGTTGAAACAGGCGAACCTTATATTATGTTTAAGGATAATGTCAATAAAAATAATCCTTTAGCATATGCTATGAATAACCTCGATGTTACTATGACTAATATATGCACAGAAATAACATTACATACAGATGAAGAACACTCCTTTATATGTTGTCTTAGCTCTCTTAATCTAGCTAAGTATGATGAATGGAAGGATACAGATGTTGTTGAAATAGCAGTTAGGTTTCTTGACGGTGTTATGCAAGAATTTATAGATAAAAGTAATGGAAAAGATTCTATGATTCGTACTCATAGACATGCTCAAAAAGGTAGAGCTTTAGGTTTAGGAGTAA